TGGTCAGAGATCTGATAGAGACTTCAATGGAAGTCGAAACATCTTACTTCGATATTTATCAGAGAACCGAGGGTAACTTCGGTGTTGGGGCTACACCCCTCACTTCGGTGAGCCAAATCACAGCTGAGTATAAGAATATTGTTAATGTTTCAGATGTGAGAATAAAATTGTAGCGTTCGTGGCTTTCGAGGTACATATACGCGCATCTACGTGCGCTTTAGTAAAATAGGTTTCCTAACATATACAACTTTATCTTCTGGTCCAAAAGCACAAAAATGTCGCTCGATACTTGCAAAAGCATATGAAAATTTTCATATTCTACTATCAAAATATCGAAGTGTTGTTTTGAATCGCTTTTCAATCACAGAAGTAGAAGAACTAATTAAACTCATTTCATCAAAATTAGAAAAATCTATTGAAATAAAATTTAAAAGATTGATCGAATCTTATCAAAATGAAATTGAATCAAATCAAAAACAAATAGAATCTTTGATATTTGAACTTGATCAACACAAATAAAATATAATTAAATTTTACATCTAATTACATCACAATCAAAAGATTATAATACAACACAACAACAAAATTATTATTTTATTCCAAAGAATAAAATAATAATAACGATGACTAAATGCAAATATTTGAGTACAACAGATACACCGAGAGGTTTTGTTATACCAGGTAATTCAGCACAATCAGTTACAGAATTTGTTTATGACATTGCTTCAAAAGTAGAATTTCGACTCGATCGACTTCAAGGAAATCTCACAGCTTGTCCAATTCTTACAATTTCAGACGTTTATTCGCGATCAGATTTTGATAAAATGGTTGTAAAGAAAAAAAACAGAGAATCAACTTATTTACCACTCACATTTGAACATCATGATGCAATTGCTTCTTGGGCGACAGGTAAACTCGAAGATAAATATATCGATCCCTTATTAGAAATAATTCATCTATTAAATCCAGACATCAAACAACTTCAAAATTATTTGAAAACAAAAACAAATCATAAATTTGATGTTTTTAGTCCTGTTTTTGATCATTATCCTTCTTTAAATAATATTGGATTGAAACAGGGTATCACTAGGTTGTCTAAATTTAACATAAATAAATTACTCGCATATTACCTATCAAATAACTCTGATTTTTACTCAGGTTTAAGTGATACTATTGATATTGCACCAGGAACATATCCATCACTTGCTTTATTAATAGTAATGATTGTTATTCTGCAATATGATGGAAAACAAGTTAGATTTTTAGCGAATGAAAAAGATCCAAGTTTGAATACAACTGGTGTAGCTGGTTTCTTTGATTTGAAAGGATATAAAGAATTAAATTATGACATCCAATTTACTGTTAAATTAGAGAATAAAGGTTTGATGCCTCCCGCATTAACAGCAAAAGCATTTAAGAAAATTGAATTAACCTTATTTGTAGCAGGATCTGTTGAAAAAAATAAAATACCAGGAATCGGTTTTACGTTTTCATCATTAAAAGGTTCAGAAAACGGAGAGGATTTCGAAAATATCCCTGAAGAATTTATTCCATCTTCTGTAAACGATGTGATTTTTACAATTTCAGAAGTTAATTTGAAGATGGGATGTCCTCATTTCTTAATTGGAAAAAGAAATGAAAAAACTATTGTACCATTTTTCTCTGTGAAAAAAGTAGATTCAGATTTAGCAATGATAATGAGTAAATGTTCTACTGAACAAAAGATGAATGTTGATCTCGATAAACTCAAAGAAATTTCAAGAAAATCATTGTTTGATCCAAAATAATTTTTTATCAAATACCAGTGAATCAAACATATCAAGTGATATGTTTGACAATAATTGTTGGTTAAATTTTAACATTTGAAGTTTAAACTTTAAATGATGAAACTATTAACTTTGATTTTAATTGTATTTTTTGTACATACAAATTCAGAATATTATTCAACTACAATTAATTATGTTATCACTGCACCAAAAATATCAGAATCATTGGTTTCAAAGGTTCATTCAAAAGTTAATGTTTATTATTCTAGATTAACACCTCAAATGAATTTTAACATGACAATTAGATATAAAATATCTAAAGAAAAATACAAGAGATTAGATGAGTTTCATAGTAAACAAATAGGAAATAGACTTGATGTATTTTTAACAACCAAAGAATACGTTCAAGGATCATACAATGGATACGGATTTTTATGTACAATTTGTTCCCCTGATTTTCTTGCTGTGAGATTTGATTTATCAAATAAATTTATTAATAACTATGCTTCTGTTGTTGCACATGAGATAGGTCACTATTTTTGTTTGAATCATTATGGTCCAGGAGAAACAAGTATCATGGCATCAAATAATCCAATGAATGAAAACCTAAAAAACATGAGATTTGTTTCTCGATCTTTAGTTGAATGGAGTAAAATAGATTTTAAGAATCAGAGATGTTTACGATATGTAAATTCAACTTTGATTGTGAATCATTCAGATAGAAAATATAAAAATATTTTATTGATTTTAGGTTTATTAAATTTAATTTTATTGATTTTTGGATATTAAGTTTAATTGTATTTGAGTGGTAAATGAGAATCAAATAATGAGATATTATTTGATTTGTGATGTAAATATATGAATTAACATTGGTAATAATGATTGTAACAAAGTTAGTGGTTTGTTTTCTAATGGTTGATTTCTAATCCTTTGGTTTAAAGGATTAGAGTTGAGAGTGGCGGGTTTTGATCCCGCGACCATCGGCTCATAAGACCGATGCTCTACCAACTGAGCTACACTCTCATTCTTAATCAAATCTACTTTTTTATCAATCATTTTTTTTCATTTTTCATATAATTAACTTAAGCTACAAATAAATGGGAAGCTTTTTCTCACTACATTCCATTCGAACTTCAATCCCTTTATTAACACATTCTATTCGATCTCCACCAAAAAACATTCAAATATCTAATGTTTATCTTATTTTTGCTTGTAATATCAAATACAACAACTTATTCACAAACAAAAGAGAAATAATTTTATATGATATTGATTCAGATTCTATTCTTTCTCTTGTTCCACCATTCAATTATAATAAAATAAACATTACATTTCGATGCACATCAAATAACAAAGAAAAATTAAATTTGTTTCTACATAAATTAATTTTAATGAATTTTCGTCCGTTTCCCAATGATATACCAAAGAGAGAATCAATACCTAAAAATATCAAATTATTATTAGATCAAACAAAACCAAAAATATGTCCATCATGTGCACGTAAAATAAATTCAAACTATGATTGTAGTCATATTCTTGCTTATTCTCATGGTGGTGAAAATTCACTTCAAAACTTAGTTGTTCTTTGTTCAACATGTAATCGATCAAGTAAAAGTCAGCTTATTCCTGAATTTGTTAGTTTTTCAAACTTTGAAGCGATAGATCAGATTAAAATGAAAGATTATATTTTGATGATAAATGAATACAATAAATTATTAGTGGTGTTGGATGAATTTAGAAATAACATTGATAATATCGATTATGTGTATTCAATAGTAAAAAATAAATATATTTCGATATATGATAGGATACAATTTTTAAATTCATTGATCATGTGAGTTTAACAATTTAGATTTTGTTTATTGATTATATTTCTGGAGATAATGTGTATTTGGAAATACAAGTTAATATCTGGAGAGATAATCAATGGTTGATGAAACTCAAATCTCAAATCAATTGGTTATTGGTTGATGAAACTCAAATTTCATTCATTGATGTTCAAATTATTATTCTATACTTCAAATATATTTCATCTTCAAATATATTTGAGAATACAAGTTAAATCAGAAATATTAACAACACAAACAAATCAAGTTGTATCATAATTCTCTACAGAAACTCAAATCTCATTCATTGAATATACAAAATCAAAATTTTACAATAAAATGATAAAACTCAAAATTAATTTTATCATCACATCATCACATCAACATTTTATTCTCTTTTAATTGCAAATGTCCTCTTTACATTTCCTTGTTTTATTAAAACATTGAAAATCTTCAAATCAGCTTGTTCGAATCGAATTATTTTTGAGTTACTCTGATCATCATTAAATATAAAAGTCACATACCAAACATATTTTGTTCGTTTGACGACGTTATTTTCGACGTACGCTTGACCAACCATTTCGTTTCCAAGATCGATTCTAATGTCAATATTTGATTTTTCTGATAACATTGGTGCACTGAATTTTGCACTAATTGTTTCAGAATCCATAAGTTTCTCATCAGATTCCGGAGACACTTGCAATGAAACTTCAGTTGGATATTCTTCTTTTTCATCGATGTACTCAAATTCACTTGATGGGGTTTTAGATGAATGAGAACCAACACTTAATATTTCTTTTGGTGTATATTCGATAGAATTTTCAATAAGATCCACTGATTCTTCATATTTATAAAATTTAATTTTGAATTCATCACTGTTTCCAGAGACACATTCAATATATATTTTACCATCACTCTGATTACAACGATCGATACTTTTTACGAATGATTTCCATTGATCATTAATTAAATTATTTCTATTTAATAATTTATTATATTTATCTTTCACTGAAGACAGATATTTTTGACCTCCAAAATAACAAATAAATTTAATGACATTCTTATTAAATAGACTTACTATTGATCCATCTTCACTCAAAACAGATCGAAAGAATTTTTCATCATAATTCAAAACATCAAAAGAAAACTCAAGTTCGGATGGACTATCAAATGTAAAATAAGATTTCATTCCATTGTTATTTCTTTTACAACATTCGAATATTCGTTCAATCGTAGAAAAATAAGTCTTCATAAATTCTGATAGAACTATGTAGTAACTTATTGTTTTTTCTCCTCTTGTGACATCAAATTTGATTCTATCACACTCATCTATTTGAGCCATAGTTTTGTTGAAATTAAAAATATATTTAGAGATGAAATATTTGATTCTAAAATTTATTCAATTGAATAAATTTTAATTGTATTTGAATTTAGATCAAGAGTGACTCATTCGAATATGATTTTTAGGTTTTTACATTCGTCCGTGTTTTTTGGATCAAACGAGGAACATTCTGAGAGACACAGTATTTTTAATTTTTTCATTTTATTCAAATATTTTCCAGTGAAAAGATAAACACGAACCAAAGTTAGTTTTTCTAATGAATCTATATTTAATTCTGATTCATCAAATGTTGATCCAAAAGTAGCGATGTAAAGTTCTTTTAATTTCTTTGATTTACAAATGTCAACAAAGTTAAAAATCGTACATCCATATATCCTCAAGTTTTGAAGTGAATTTAATAGAAAGAGAAATTTTGCATCAAAAGAAGAAAAAGTAACACTCAATGATTCTAAAGATTTCATAGTTTCAAATACATATCTCCAATTCATAGTTCTATTGAATGAAACCGAAAGAGTTTTTATTGTAGTTACGAATGATAAATAAAATTGATTGAACACAGGGCAATCATCCAATGTTAAAGATTGAAGATTTGTTAGATGTTTCAATGAAACTCCAGTAAAATTATTACAATTAATAATACTCAATAAAAATAGATTATCAAATGCTTTTTCAATTGGAACGTCATAAACCACATGTTGTGAAATCATCGATAATAGAGACTCTTCATCTGATTTTTCTGTATATGCAACATAAAGTTCTTTCAAATGATTGAATTTACTTGATTTGATTGGTTTGTCAGCTGATTCATTCTGAAATCCATAAAAAGCTTCAGCTAATCGAATGTGATTGATATCTGAAGTTCTTCCATAAGGAAATAAAGAATCGAATGTCTCTGATGATCCAAGGACACTAAAAATTTCTATTGCATCTTCTGTTTTTCTAGTTGTATATTCAAAAATCAATCGAAAGCAATTAAAATCAAAAATCTCAGATGATTTGAAATGTTCATAGAAACTCATTTGAGTGACAAGGTACATGTATATTTGATCAATTATGGTGATCAAATATAATTAAAAATTAAAAGTTAAAGTTAAAATATGATAAATACTACTAATTGTAGTATTTATTGATTAACGAATTCAACGAATGAACGCTGTCGAGAGGTTTCGTCAAACCATGATTCTCATTTGTAAAGAACGACCTTCGCCAAAATGAAAGAAATCAATAAAACACAATGGGAATCAAATGGTGATTCGATTTCAAGTTGTGCTCATCAATAACCAAGATTCTGGCCTTGAAAGTTTCTCGCTCTGAACTTGTCAATGTGATTCCATATGAAAACTTTAAAACTCACACTCAAATAAAGGTTTCATTGGTATTGACAAGCTGTGATGTTATCTTATAACATCTGGATATTATCTCTAACTTGTTATTTTAATATTCATTTTTTGCATAAATAAAAATCAAAGATTTGTTTAATTTAACAAATTACTTTTCAATTACTTTTCAATACAAACCCAACAGGGTTTGTATTGTTCTGATTAGTGCTACGTTCGAGATAGTGCGAACACTAACATCGATGGAGGGGAGCACCAAGTCCCTTCAAACGTCCTTTCGAACGTTTGTCAGAGTCATGCGAACACAACTCTGAACCCAATCATATGCCACAATTTCACTTGCAGCGTGGCTAAGTAAAGGGATACAAAGCGGGTAACTCCGACAGAGTTTATATGTTGGATTCTCCATGCAAATAACTTAAAATCCCTTAGTTTTAGTTAGGTACACTTCATTGAATCCTTATTTGATCAAACATGTTTATTAAACAATCAGTTTTTTACCACTAAGAGGCAACATATAATTCTTGTTGAACATTCAAAAGAGCAACACCTCTTAATCTTTTCATTTGCAACACTGTTTGAAGCATCATAACAAAATATATCAAAACATGAGCAAGGAAATAAGACTGAGTTAAATATTTTATTTTATTAAATGTATTGATTGGAGGTTCATCACAACAATATGGTCTTCTCCAAGTATCAAGTTCAATAATAGGTACTTTATGATCAAGTAGCAAGGAATTAAAATCTCTTGTTGTTTCAGTTTCAATGTAATTATGGGTTCTTTGTAGTGGATATGATGCTTTCATTAATAAATTATAATGGTCGATTGGACCAAACATTCTCCAACGAGAATAAAGCCAAAATCGAGGACAAAAGCACACAGTTCGAACTAAGAATGCAAAATCAATAGTATACATCATTTGATATCCATGCTCTGTAGAAACATTTGAAGCGTCCATAATCATAAATCTATATGTGGTGTTTCTCATAGAAACTGTGTTTTCTTTGATTTTCATTCCAATACAATATGATGAGTATTCACTCGTAAGATTATTATTTAATTGAACTGTACATGAACCTTTCATTGGTGCTTCTTTAATAATCGAATAGGCAAGTTCATTTGAGTTTTCATTGAGTGACACACAAACTACTATTCCAAAACAAATCAGAAAAGCAACCAAAATTATATTTAACCAAGCTGGACATGGTGATGTGAGTCTCATTGTAATTTGATTCGAAATATAAAGTAAAACTATAAGGTGAAAAATAAAAATAACTGCAAATGCTGATGAATCACCCGGTGAAATTATATAATAAACAAATGTGAGTAAAAGTTGAATTAAATATAAAATAATTAAATGAACATATGATTTTTTCTTTTCTTCGATTTCTTGTTCTTGTGTCATTTTTGAATGATTGAAAGGTGATTGTAAAGTTTGTTTTGCATTTGGTTGATTTAAAATAGATCTTTATTTGGTTTGTAGTTCGAATTTGGTTTGTAGTTCGAATTTGGTTTGTAGTTTGAATTTGGTTTGTAGTTTGAATTTGGTTTGTAGTTTGAATTTGGTTTGTAGTTTGAATTTGGTTTGTAGTTTGAATTTGGTTTGTAGTTTGAATTTGGTTTGTAGTTTGAATTTGGTTTGTAGTTTGAATTTGGTTTGTAGTTTGAATTTGGTTTGTAGTTCGATTAAATTGGAATCTCATATCATCAATTGATTTTAATTGGAATCTCATATCATCAATTGATTTTAATTAGAATCTCATATCATCAATTGATTTTAATTGGAATCTCATATCACACCTTCATCACTTTCTTTGATTCAAACGATACACTTGAATCAATCAAACACAAAACAAACTTAAATTATTCAAATAATAATCCAAAATAAATCAAAATGGTAAACACATTTCTAACGAATACAGACTACTCAATTTCAGCTGCAAACCTTGATTCACGCAGACTCAACAAACAAGTTACAGAAGCAATACAAATACTAAATAATATTGATAAAATTTTTGTTCTTTCGAATCACTATCAAATATCAATTTCATTTCCATTAAAATCTTGGATCACAACATTGATGCAAACATATCGATTAGATCCAAAAGAAATAATATGGGATGGTAATGGAAAAAAGTTAACTACGGGTTTTATGAATCATCCAGCAGTGAGAATGTGGCTTTTTTCTCGTGAATCATTGCATAATTATATTGTGTTTCATTTGATTGAATGTCGAAACAGAAGAATCAACAGAAAGGAATATGTAGAATGGATATCACCAATTGAGTCTGAGAATCTAAGGGATTTAATTGATTTGATTGTAGATGAAACTAAACCTACATGGACGAGAAATGAAGAAGTTATGAAAAAACATCGTTGTCGATTGTTAATGAAAGAATTTTGTAGAGGTGAAGCGAGACACTATCAGAATAAAAAATCTTGGGTTTTAGAATTTCAAATAATGATAAACGAACAATTAAATCAGAGTTATTCGGGTGATGCACTTGAACATTTAATATATTTGAGGGATACAAGACCACCTTGGACAATATCAAAATTAAATCCTAACCTAAGAAAAACCCTTGAGGAATTCATTGAGTATATTTGGCCTGAAGACAATATGATTCGCTAACTCGAATTGATTTGATTTTAATCTTTAATTTTAATATTCTGTGTTTTCATTGAAATATTTCAATGAAAACAATTAACCAAGAAAATAAATTAAATTTATTTAAGGAATCAAAGTAATTTTACGTTGATAAGCCAAAGGATAGATGACATTCAGAACTGCATCAAGAATGTTAAACAGATCACATTGATGTTCACTATCCATCAAATGAACAACGAGATACAAAAGCCAAATGACAGCTAAAAACCAGAAAAGATCAGAAACATCAATTGCTACTGTTTCACGAAGGAAAGAAACAGCTTTCCATACCATGTTAAACAGAACGATACCAAAAATGGCAGCGAGAAGTAGAATGAACATACGATATTCAGGATAAAACACGATAACATAGAGAGATAGAATGAGAAGAGTTTGGAGAAGAAGAACAGAAGAGAAATTGTTTTCAAATCCATTTGCCAGGGCAATTTGATACAAACTATACAAATATAATGGAAGAGTCAAAGCCCAATTCAAATATCTCAAATGAAGTTCATATTCACACAGTATGTTCAGAGCTGCATAGAGAACCGATCCGATTGCCAATGCAACAGAAACTGCTCCTTGGCCAAGCTGATACTTTTCATTGATCGGTTGAACTACGTTCACCGCAAATAGAATTGGAAACAGAAATGGATGAACGACTGAAGACAATATCATTTTTGCTGTCTCACAGAAAAAAATATCGTTTTGATTTTGTTTTTCGATTCCAAAATTAAAAAGCAAAAATGGAAAATAAAGATTATTTTCCATTTTATATTATGGTGCATCACTAGATATTTAATTCAAAGTCTAATAATTTAAGGATCTAATTATTTCATGTTGATCGATTATCAAATGAAAAGAATAAATCAAAGTATTTCGATATATTCTCCTTTTTACACCTGATTTTGAAATTAAAAAAAGAAAGAGAGACCAACTACATTTTACTTTATGTTGATTAAACAAATCTCGAAGTTGTTTTTGATTAATTTCACATTTTATTTCTCTGAGAAACCCAAAATGTTCAAATAAATCAAATGGATTAATTATAGTTGAAGTCATACATCGAAGTAGTTGATGATTCTTTCTTTCTATCTCTTGTTCTAATTTTTCAATGTAACTTTCCAAATTAATTTCTTCTATTAAATCACTCATTTGAATCTAAATTGTTAAATTAATTATCTTTCAATTATTTTCTTTATAGATTATATACAATAAATGATAATACAAATATCATTTATTGCTCATTCAAATGTCATACAAAGTTAGCGTCACTTCAGAACCAAGTACCATTTCATTTTCATCAGTTAATTTTACAAATGAACAATTAAATCAATTATATTTTGTTACAGATGATATCAGTAAAATACACATTATTAAAAATTCTGAATCAAAAGATGAACCAATAATTGCTGTTTTTAACAATAACATTCGAGATATTGGTGTTAAATTTATTAAATTAGAAAAAATAGATGATTTGATTATCAACATGAAGAAAAAATCCATACGTGTAACAGAACTTGAGGTTGACATTTCAACAACTAATCTGAGTAAATTTATAATTAGATTGATTCTCAGATATCCGAAAATTCAACTGAATTTTACAAACTGTAACGAAGATGGCACAGACATTCTATTGAATTCATGTTTATCAGATGAACTTCGATTTGATAACTGTTATTTTTCTGAGTCAATTCTAAGAAAACTTATGTGTAAATATATAGAAAAAAAGCAAGTACCTTTGAGGATCTTTTTTGTTAATTCAACTAAATTAGCATGGAGATTATCTTTGTTTCTGTCGTGCATCGAAGAAACAAAACAACCAACTGGATTATTTTTTGATTCAACTGAATTATCAATTGAACATGTTTCATCGATTATTAAATTGATTGAATCAAATCTAATCAGTGAACTTTGTTTTTCTGACATTATACTCGATGAAAAAACTTATGATTTGCTCTCGAAAGCCATTTCAAAAACAACAAAACTCAATTATTTGAATCTCAAAAACACTAATTTAAAAAATGAAACAATTCAAACATTTTCAATTGCTGTTGGGATGAACAAATCGATTGAAAAAATAATTCTCGATGACAATCCGTTTTCTGAGGTTCGTTCGTTGTGTTTGTCTTTCATGATTCATCCAAAGATTTGGCACATCTCATGTAGAAATGAAAACATGGAAGTTTATGAATATGATTGGATTCGTCAAACTGTTTACACTAACAAACAAATATTTAATTTTCGATGTAAAGAATCAATATTCGATTGTTTCATCAAAAATAGATTGTGGTGGAATCAGATTGACATGTGTAGAAATATTTTGTTTTCAAAAATAAGAAATGAAAAAATAGTTAGAAAGATTCTTTTGTTTATTTCAATCAATCCAACTGTTGCTAGTGTAGAACATTTGAGTTAAAATTTAGATCGATTCAAATATATTTTATAAAATATATTTGAATATAAATGTTGTATCATTTTGTAATTCTTTATCGAAATAAAATAAGAGAACTTGAAATAATCAAAATAATCAAAATAATCAATTTAACATTCAGATAAATTGTCAATATGACCACTACGAATTAATTCTTGAAATTCACTATTTCCACCAATAAAAGTTAGATTTTTATGTTTCTCACATTTCAAGAAAACATATGGAACTGTTTTTTGACCTGTTTCTCTGATCAATGATTGATGTTTTTGATGATCATCTGTTATTTCATGTAAATCAAACATATCTGGATATTTTGTTTCCAATGTAGTTTTTGATTTTTGACTATGTCCACAATAACTCTTGTAATATAAAATAAATCTCATTTTATATTAGAAAAAATATTTGAATCAAGTTTTGCTTGTGATATTTATATTCAAATATATTTTATAAAATATATTTGAATCGATCTAAATTTTAACTCATGAAACTTCAAATGTAATATAAGATTTATCTAGGTTTTTAACAAGACTAATTGTATTACGAGTTCCAATGCTATCTTTCATTACAAATGCTACAAGCATATCACACTCATTTGCAATACAATTATTTCTTAGGATACCTGCTTTTTTTCCATACAAAGCCCAATTTGCTTCAAAAATCTTTTTTTCAATCAAATGTTCATCTGCATATCTTTCTGACATTTTATCTGTTCCTCGACAACCACCAGATATAATCAATGAAACTTTAAACTTAAGTTTTGATAATATATGATTCATTGCATTTGAAAATGATTCATAATCATCATAGTTTCTTGATCCTACAATCGCTAACTTCATTTTAATTTTATATCACGATATAGTTATTTATTGAATTAGTTTCTCTACTAATTCAATAAATGAAAACTTAAAAATCCCCATTGAAAATTTAAAATGTCGTTGGATCATTCACAATATCAAATTAGATTCTATGATGGAAAAATTACATTTATTTGTAATGGATTATTCGATGATTATTTTAATGGTGCATCTTCATTTTCAAAAACATCTGAGTTTGATCTAAAATCATATTCAATTGGTGATTTTGAACACATCTTCAGTATGATTAAAAAAAATATGAATGAACACATTGTCGAAAGGAAATATGATTCAGATTTAGAATCAAATCGAACAACAGAAACAGCTTCATTTCTACTTCTCAATTATCTTGGATATTCACCAACAAATATTACTTTATTTGATATGAACATGAATTTAGTTACGTACAATGATGAAAATATTTATAAATTGTTATCCGAATATATTATTTTTGTCTTTCCAACATACATTGAAACTTACAAATGGATTATTGGATCAATGTTTCAATCAACAAATTCAAAGATTGATAGAACGAATAAATGGTATGAAACAGTGATTGATTTGGTTCATTATTTATCATCAGTTGAAAATATTCGATTTGAATCAACTTATGATAAATACATCGAGTATTCAGGTGACATTCAAAGATTGATTCATATGTATGAAAAATATGAAATGAGACTTGTCCCAAAACATTTTGCGTTGTTCACTGAAAAACTTAAACTCATTTCATTACTACAAAGAGTCGATGTGATTAGTGATGGTTCGATTTTAAAAAATCTATTTGATATGGAGGTTTCACCTAAGGATATGATAAAAATAATTAGTTTTAAAAAATTAGAAATGAATCCTAGTACAGCAATGGCATTAGCATATAAAAACTTTATTATGAATGGTTATACATCGGAAACATGTAGATTAATATTGATGAACGGAAAGACTGTCAGATGTAACTCAAATCATCTCTCGTTTGAATTTGACACACTAAAATTCAAGTTTGTTTCACAAAATAAAGATGAAAATGAAAATGAAGAAAAATGTAATTGTTCATTTGATATGTTTTGGTATGAAATCAAATATTTGATTTTTTATTAATTAAAATTTTAATGAGTTAGTTTCATATTTAAATTTACTTTGATTAATCAAAGTAAATTTAAGTTATTTATTAGTGTATAGGTTTATATTGATGATAAAAAGTCTGAGAGAAATTTGATAGTTTCACATGAAGGTACGTATCGAAGTAATAATCTTTGTAAATCTGATATGTTTTTCATTGAAAACCAAATATTTTTGTCAGAATCATAAATTCTTCCATTTTCAATGATCAAAGTTCGAAGATCAAAAATCCAAACATAACCAGTAACCCCAATCAAACCAACAAATAAACTTGGTGTTTCGATGATTTCATTTTCATAATCAAATATTTCTAATCCAATTATATCTTGATTTTTAAAGAAAAAATCTAACAATGAAGGTTTATGAAACTTTTTATTTTTACTGTTTTTAATTCGATAATCAAGTGAACAAAAGAAAAAATCATAAGGTTGAAGTTCAAAGTTTTTTTCAGTAAAGTTTGGATACGGTAACACAGTTTCTGTTATTTTTGAACATTTGATTACATCATCATATCCATCATATTGAAGTAAAAAATCATATCTTTGTAAAAAATAATTGTATGATTCTTTTGTTAATAAACGATGATGTTCAGGTAAAAAAATCTTAAAATCATCGATGAAATGAAGAGGATAACTATACAAAGTATAAATATCACCAAAAAAAACAAAGCAATATTCCTTCCAAATTTGTCTATCAATTTTCATTAATTTAAGTGTCTCTGATCTCTTCTGAAATGTGAACAATTCATTTTCAATAAAATCGATATCTTGTTCAGTTTGATCAGCATATAAAATCATAAAATCAAAGAAATTATATAAATACATCTCTTCAAATCGAGAATCATATTTTACATTTTCTTTTAGTAATTCGATATATCGAATTATTTTTTCTTTGGGAATGATCGTATTCCCTGGTTCAATCGATGTATAAAAATTATAAAGGATATTTGTTGAACAAACATAATTTATATCGTCATTTGTGTGAAATAAATTAAAGAAATTATGTGCTGTCATCGGACAAATATTAACAATTGTTGAATGTAAAAGTTTCAATTGGTTCAATGAGAATCGAATCGAATCTCTAACATCAAAATTATGTATTAGATCAATAGCAGATGCAGCGAAATTTAGTAAAAAATCTTTTTTCTTTCGAATCTCTGTAAGAATCAATGCTAATGAAACATTAATTGAATTTTCTGGGATCATAACAGTTATTTGATGTTTTTTTTCTAATTCATCTATTTGTTGAAGAATTTTGATTATTTCCATTTTAATGATGATATTTGAGACTTATTTGGATTTGTTCAATGATTTTGGTTTATGATCATTCAATTATTTGATTTGAAAGTTTGAATCGTAGTTTAATTATTTGATTTGAAAGTTGATATTGTTTGTTATCAAATATATTGTTGAAATATATTTGATTTGAATCGTAGTTTAATTATTTGATTTGAATCGTAGTTTAATTATTTGATTTGAATCGTAGTTTAATTATTTGATTTGAATCGTAGTTTAATTATTTGATTTGAATCGTAGTTTAATTATTTGATTTGAATCGTAGTTTAATTA